TACAGCACCTGTTTCTAGGAACTGAGTACCTCTGTATCCCATTAAGATTGCATTTCTTTGGAAGTATGGGTTTTTGTAAACAGTAAATCTGTTATTCAATGCACCTACTTTTTGTACTCCCATTGCGAATCCTGTTTTACCCATTGCAGTACCATCAGTATCAGCAGCGTATCCTGGAATTGATTCTAGAATAGTTGCTACCTCAGGAGAACATACTACGAAGTTTGCGCCACCTCTTAATGTTTTCTGATGTATTTTGTTTGATACTTTTTGTATCTTAGTTCCTAAAGTTTGGAACCAAGTACCTTGTTGGTAAGCCTCAGCATTAGATGCAGCTTCAAATGCAGTACCTTCAGCATTGATAGTTTCACCAATTGTAGCTGACCAGTACTCAACTGTTAATGCATTTTGAATTAACATATCTAAAATTTCTAAGTCTATTTCCATAGAAACATACTCAGATAACATAGAAGTTAATTCAGCTTCAGCATCAATTGAGTGGTAAGCATTTAAGTCTTGAGCGAACTCAGGAGACCAAACTGCCTTTAACTTTCTAGTCTTAGCAACAATAGCTTCACTTCTTAGTTGTACATCAATTTCTGGAATCTGAATATCACCAGCAGCATCCTTATCAGGGTTACCACCAGTTGTGTCTTCAAAGTCACCTCTTGAATTATCAGCAGGTTGTGCTTTATAATTTAAGCCTAATGAACTTGAAGCTCCACCAGCACCAGGAGATAATTTAACAAATAAAGATGCAGAAACTGCAACGCTATCTGAAACGTTATCTGTAAGTACTACTTCATTTCCATTTGAATCAGTTAAGAAGTTAAATTGACCAACTGTATCAGCAGCATCAATAGATGAACCAGTTATCACCCATGATCTTACTGACAATTTGTCAACATTACTTAAGTCACCAATACCAAATGATACTTTAGTTAATTTAATTGGAGCGTCTCCAGTTTTTGCTACTAATGCAGTAGTTGCACTAGATGCAGAAAAGAAGTCCGCATCAAAGTCACCTTCTTTCCAAGATGCAGTTGCAAATGTTAAACTTGCTCTTGTTGCAGATTTATCTTTGATTGAATATCCATATCTTCCTGCACCGTAAAGACCACCAGTTGGGTCGCCTGATGCAGATGTGTTTCCGAATATATCGGAACCTTTGGTAAATCTATTACCATCGTTGATTCCTTCTGCTGAACCGTATTTGAAATCTAAATAAAATACTAGTCCAGAAGGAAGGTTCATTGGCTGAACACTTACAAAATCTTTAGCAGCAATTTCACTAAAAATTCTTCTAACTAATGGAAGAGCTACACCTGACCATTGTTCAGATGAAGTAGTTGTACCAGTAGATGAGTTTTCATCGATAAGTTGTCTTGCTTGGTTTTCAAGTAAAACAGCCATACCAGTTTTATCGTACTCGTGTGCGATACCCTCTAATAGTCCAGTTTTGTTCCATTTATTAGTAAGATGTTTAGTAGCATCTTGTTGCTTTCTCATTTGAGTGCCAGCTTCATTTAATAAGTTGCCTATATTTGACATTTCATTTCTCCTTATAGAATGTTAGCTAATTTCTTAAACCTATTAGATAACGTCGTACCTTCGCTGATAACAGTCTTTGAAGACTTAGTACCTTTTGTTGGTTTAGACGCAAATCCTTCGGTTACTCGTTTTTTAGTTTTAACTGGGCTTTTGAAAGACTCAGCTAATGTAGTGTAAATTAATTTTACCTCTCTAACGTTAGTTGCTCTATCGAATGTTTCGATAACTTTCATTTTTTGACCTTCGGATAAACCATTACTTCTAAATAATTTATTAGAAAATAATAGCTTAGCATTTAGAAGATTTACTTCATTAAGAGTTTTTCTCATTTCACTAATAGTGTTATAAGCTTCTCTTAATTTAGATTCAGGTACCATTTCCTCCATTTCGTCCTTCTCCATCTCATCCATTTCGTCAGTTTCATCGTCTTCTTTCAAAGCACGAATAACTTCTTGAATGTCGATGTCCTCGTCCATTTCGTCAGTGTCCTTCATCTCATCTTTCATTGCCATTTCATCCTTGTCAGCCATTTCATCAGAAGCCATTTCTTCAGAATCCATTTCATCAGCAGGCATGTCCATAGGAACTTCTTCATCACTAGGTGAGTCAACCTCATCATCGTGTAATTCATCAGTTTCTAATTCCTTGATAATTTCAGCTAATTCATCAGCCTCTTCTTTATCTTCTGCTTCGTAAACTTCGTCTGTCTCTTCGTCTTCTTCCATTTCATCGGTTTCGGCTTCATTCATTTCATCAGTGTCCTTCATCTCGTCCTTCTCCATTTCATTCATTTCGTCCGTATCTTTCATTTCGTCCTTTTCCATCTCATCCATTTCTTCGCCAACTTTGGCCATTTCTTTTTTGGTTTCGACGTCGTCCGCAATGTCAGATGTATCTGATGCGTCAGCTGATGGCATTTTATTGTCACCTTTACCGATTTCAGAAGATCCTACAGTCTCCTCCATTTCGTCAGTGTCATCTTCTTCCATCTCTTCTGAGATTTTTTTAGATAACATAGATTGAAGTTTTGGAGTAAAAGCTTCTTCAAGAGCAAGTTTAGCGTTAGCGATTGCAGTTTCACGAACAGCTTTAGCGTCCGCAATAGCTTCTTTAAGCAAATCACTTTTTGCCATAATTGTTCTCCTTTAATATTTGTTACAGGAAATATAGTTATTGTAAAACTATAATAGAATTAATATAAATTATTGTGACCACTATATTTGAGGTTGATAGTGTATTATATATGATAAATATATTTGTATATACCTAAAGTGTGTATTTTAACTATAAAAAATAAAAAAAGGGAGAATAAATCTCCCCTTAGTTATATTACTGTGCTTTGCCTTTTACTATTACTGTCCAGCAAGGATTTTCCTTATCATACCGCTTTCTATCTCTCTCCTTTTTCCTTTGTGCTCTTACGGCTTGTTGCTTTTGCTTTCTACGCTTAGCTGAAGGTTTTTCAAAATATTGTCTCTCCCTCAATTCACTAAACATTTCAGTGTCTTTAAGTTGTCTTTTCAAAATCTTTAATGATTTTTCCAATGCACTTGATGTATCATTTGGTACTTTTACACCATTAGCACATCCAGGTAAAACAAAATCTGTTCTTTTTATGTAGTTCTTAATTACTTGACCATTTCTGGTCCTAGGTTTGAATTTTCCCATATTTGTTGTATTTTAGTATTAAATTAATTTGTATTAAATATAACAAAAAAATCCCATAATAAAAAATATTATAGGACTTTTTTTAGTAGCGATGAGTTTATTTTTTTATAGCGGCTAGCTTCTGTAATCTGTTTTCCGTTCTTTTTGCGACATTACCTAACTTGTGGTGTAAGTACTCATCAGACTTATCAGTATCACCATCATTATCAATATCTTTATCTGGTAAATCGTCAAAATCCATTTCAGCTTCTTTGTCATCTATTCTATCTAACTTTTCAGCAATGTTAAAATATTTTCCAAGTTTGAATCCCATATCTTCATATAATGATTCCATTCTTTGTTGCATACTTCCCATTTCTTTTGCTGTTTTATTAAATAATGATAATGATTCACCTAAACTTTTCATATCACGTTTAACTGAAACGGAATCAAACCAATCAGCAGTTTCACCTATTGTAATTCTTTGTGCTTTTTCAACAAGTTCTGTAATTGTTTGAATAGCCTCATTTACTTCGGTAGTTCTATATATGTTTTTTCCAAAGTTATTAAACTCTGAAATTGCTTTGATGAATTCTTTCTTTTCCTTTACAGTAAGTGTTTCATCTTTAATATTTTCATATAATTTTTTAAGTTTCATTATATTCTCCAATTAACAGTGGCCGCAAGTACCACCACATTTACAAGATTGTTTTTTAGGTATTGAACATTTTCCAGTTGTTTCACAAATGATTTCTCTGATAATATTGTTAATTGCATCAAATCTATTTCTAGGAGATGATAAGTTTACGGATTCATTCATTGGTTTCATAAATGCTCCGTGAGTAGATGGATTTGACACAAAATCCCAACATATTAATTCAAAGTCATCTTGTACTTCAACTGTACCTTCGCCAAGTTCTCTAACTGAACCTAGACCTCTACTACTAATTCCTAATTTTATACCAGCTTTAAGTAGTTCCTTTAGTATTTTACCACTTGGCGTATCTAATATTTCAACCTTTCCAACAACGTCATCGTCTTGAAACCAACAATCTAAAACGTTGTGACTAGCATTTGATAAGTTTACAACAGAAGATTCTGGGTGGTCCAATTCACCAAGAGCTCGTCTCTCTGCAACTGGTCCTTTTTTATACTCGGCAACTTCTCTAGCCAAAATGTCTTTAGGATAAACCCTACCATTTTGGTTTTTAGCGCCTGCCCTTTGTAAAATACCTTGTAAGATTACTTTTCCACCATTTCTTTGCTCAGACTCAGTAATCATTTGAGGTGTTATATTAAAAGGCGTATAATCAACTAGTAAACTTTTCATAAATAGTCCTTCTTACTGGTTACTAAATCTTTTATACTTATCAGATATTCCTCTATCATCAATTGTTTGTTGAGGAGAGTTAACGCCTGTTTGACCTGTACTATCAGTGAATGTATCAAATCCAGTTGTTGTCACAGCAATTGATGCAGTTGACGTCAACCTTGAAGATTCAGCTGATGAAGATACTATCCCTTTGAATACGTTTGTAACAATAAGGGTTTCACCACGTGAACTAGTCGTTGCAGTAAAGTATGTTGCAGCTGTTGCATTAATAGTGTCAATCATGGCAGTTGCAGCTGATGCTGTTATATTCGGGTTATCAGCTGTTGTATATGAAGAAGTATGTACTTCATCAAAGTAATCTGCACCAGCACCATCTTTTCTTTGTAATAAGTCTGCATATACTGAAGAGTTTCCTGACACTGACGAAGAAACAAATACATATGCATATCTTTGTCTATTGTGTTGGAATGGCTCACCATCTGTAACAGATTCTAATTCAAAATGGTAATTGTGTAAACCACCACCTGCTACTCCATTTGCATAATATGGGTCAGCACCTGTACCTTCCCATGTTAATGTTGTTACTTGGTTTGTTAAACCAGTTATCTTTTTCTTATTTCCAGTAGGTTGTGCAATATTTACATAGTTATAATACTGCTCAGCCATATACTGCTCACGAAGATATTCCGCCTTTGCTTTGTGCATATTTTCTTCAGCAAGCTTTTTGTTGTTTGGGAATCTTAGCCATTGATTCCAAGTTAAAATTTGTAAATTCATTTTCATCATCTCCTAAAATTTATATTACAATGTTGTCGGATAGGCCGTAGTATCCGGTTCACCTAAACTCGTGTTTATAGTTGTATTTTCTAGTGGTGGGTTAGCTGTGACAGTTTCAGTTGCCGGGTCACCCATTAGTGGATTTATAGGCGCATTCTCCAAAGGAGGATTTGCTGTTGTTGTTTCTGTTGCCGGGTCACCCATTGTAGGTGCAATAGTTAAAGTCTCTAATCTTCCACTTATAGTTTGATTATTAACTGTCTCTCCCGAGGCTGGTATTGCCATATCTGCTAGTCCTGGCATGTTATGCTCCCCATACTGCTCTTTTACGATATAAAGAAAAATATACTTCAGCTATTTCTTTTCTGATAAGCTCTCTAATTTTCTTCATATCTGCAGGTGAAATTTCTTCGTTTATATTCATGATGATAAATTCCTTAGCCTTGCTGAAATCCTATTCATTCTTTCTGATATCTTTCCTAAGTTTTTTCTAGTAGATTTCCAATACTGTGTCCCATCTACGCCTGCTTCTGTTTTTAATTTAATATTCCTATTTACTATTCTTTCAATTTGAAGAAGTCTTTTTGATACTTCTCTTATTGCACCATTTACTTTTTGCTTTGCATTAAGAGATTCATCTTTTTTATATTTATTATAATTAAGACCATAAATTTCTCTAAGAACATCTCCATGAGAAATTTTCTTTTCACCAACAAGTTCATAACCTGTACTTGCTGTTGCTGTTTTTTTCCTTTTCTTTTTGTCTTTTTTTGTTTTACCACTAAAAGCATAAGGTGTTTGATAACCTGCAACATTTGCAGTCACACTAATCTCGTCTATCTCTTCATCCTTTTCAGTTTCAGAAATATCGTATTCCCCTTCAAGTATCTTTTCTACTAGTCTATCAAACTTTTTTATTAATGACATTTTTACACTCCTGAATTAATTCATAATATCTTAACAAAGTAACTAGGTGATTTTCTTTAATTACTTTTAATTCTGAAAATGATTTTAACTGGTTTACAACTTCTGTTAATTTTATCTTAACAACCCTGTCACCAATTTTTTTACCTATACTTGCCAAGTCATTTTCAATTATAGGTAATTTAGATTTTACAAATTCAGCTAAAACTTTTGTATTAGAAATATTGTTTATGTATTTCTTCAATATCATTTTTTGTGATTCATTTAATGACTTTCCATATTTTTCATTAAACTTATCAACTAATATTTTATATGAAAGAAGTCTTAGTTCTTCATTCTGTTTTGAATATTCACTTATAAGTTCTGTTGGTTTTACAGGTTCATGTTTTACTTTACCTCGTGTTACATGTTCAAGTATAGTGAAATGATTATTAACAGAGTTCACTGGGTTTATTTTTCTTTTGCCTGATTCTTGTTCAAATATTTTATATATTGTTGCTTGAATTTTATAATCAGGTATTCTTTGATTAAAGAATGACTTTAAGTCATAGTTGTTTTTTATCTCTCTAATCAAATTATACTTTTCACCCTTTATGGTTTTATTGTTTATTTTACTTCTTTCAACAATAACTGCATTTATAAACCTTTCAGCCTTTACATCCTTATCAAAGGTTTCCTTTACTAAACCTTGATACAATACAAGTTCTCTCCCTAAAGATGTAGAGCCACCAAAGTATTTGTTTATCAAATTTAATGCCTTTGACTTTTTTACACCCTTAAGAGTATCGCTTGCAGTTTGCCTTACTAAAAGCTCAAATAAAATTCCAGTATTTTTATATTTACTGTGCTTTATCATTTTTTTCCACTTATAAATTTATACTCATATATAAATATAATGTTACATTCAAACTATTGTAGTTTTTCATCATCAATGATGTTTTTTTCATCCAATAAGCTAGGTTCACTAACATTATCTTCAGTATACATTTCACTAATAACCTTTTTCTTATTAAACTTTGCGTCCAATGACCTTTTTATTTCAGTTGACACTGTTCGCCTATCACGATTATTATAATCTTGTGTTAAAGTTTTATTTCCCAATGGGTCCCTACCTCTTGCTGATGAGTCTGTTCCAGGTTTAGGACCTTCTTCTGGTCTTCCTCTAGTTTCTTCATCATTACCAAATATTGCAGTATCACGTGGTTCCAAATTCTTTTCAGGGTCTAAGGTTGCAAGTGTATGTGGAGTTCCTAATGCTTCACCAGATTGTGCTGGGTCATTTCCTTCCATTTTTATTTGCTCACGTCTAAACTGTTGCTTTAAGTCGTTTATTACTCGTTTCTTTTCAGTATCTGATTCTCTACTTGATAAATTAAATATATTTTTATATATCCAATCTTCTGACATCATATTTATATCTTTCATTGAAGATGCCAAGTTAACTTTACTATTCCAAAGTTCTATTTTTTCATTTTCAGCAATGGTTGATGTATTTGTTAATGATAAGTCAAAATTAACCAAATCAGACTCATGGTATCCTTGAGTATACAAATGTACAATTGCAATTTTTGTTAATTCACTAACCATGATTTTCTGTATTCTTTCAATCGTTCTAGCAAATCTAACATCTTCAGCAGCTAGTGTAGCTTTACCTTCTACATTTTCATCATATCCTAAAAATGCTTTTGGTATTTTCAAACCAGCCATCATTTTATTTCTTAAGTATTCAACATCATCAGTACCATTAAATTCCATTCCACTTAATGATTCTATTTCAGTTCCACTTTGGCCACCTCTAACTGGAAGGTAATAATCTTCCAACATATTTTGTATATTGAATTTTAAGTTATAGTCCCCAGTCTTTTCATCAACAAATGGTGCTTTTTTCATTTTGTTAATTGTTTGTTGCATATAATTATCAACTTCACTTGGAGGTATATTTCCAATATCTATTTTGAACACTCTTCTTTCAGGTGCACGCATAATTCTGTGAATTAACATTGCGTCCTCCATAAGAGTTAATTGTTTCCAACCTTTTCTAGCAGGTTCAACCATAGACCTTCCGTAGGGTAAAAAGTTCGTATCACCTAGTAATCTAAAATGTGCAACTTCATAGTTTTCTAAATATTCTTTATGAGACATATTAGAACCATAAATTTGTCCACCTTGAGATTCGTCAACAACAAACCTAACATACTCTGGTTGATTTGGGTCTAGACCTTCTTCACGTATTACATAATAAGAAGACATTGGGTGTACGCCTGTAACACCATACTTTTCAGTAATATCTAACTGTAAATAAAAATCACCATACTTTACAAGGTTTCTAGTCCAAGGATGAAGGTTGAATTCTATATTCATTACATCATAAAATAAATTATGAAGTGTTTTCTTTATTGCATCATTTGTTGTATTAATTGTTAGTATATCACCAAATTCATTTTTTACACAACATTCATCTGCATATATATCCAATGCTGATGCAATAATCGGATCCATATCCATTGCTTCATAATCATTAAATAATTCTATTCTTAATGCAACATGTCCTTGTCCTGGTTGATAAACCGAGTATTGTGCTGATGGTGAATGTAATCTATTGTATCTATCAACAAGTCTATTTGTTTCAAGATTTCCTGATGACTGTATTCTTTGTGTATCGACAACCTTTAGCCCAGTTCCAACTCTACGCATAATTACGCCTGTTGAAAAGAGTTTTCTTAATCGTCCAAAAAGAGTTTTGTCTGCCATTTATTTTCTCCTATATAACCTATTTTATTAACCAACTAATATCTTCGTCGTTACCTTTAATTTTCATTGACCAATCCGTGTTTGGATTTACACCTGAGTAAACTCCAGTTTTAGATATTGAATTCAATGCCCTTCTATTAAGAGAAATACCTTCATTCCTAAGTTTAAGTGCAGTATCTCTTACCCATAAACCTATTCCTAAAGATATTACCAAATCATCATTATAGCCATTCTGTGCCTCGGCCTTGTGACCGTTCCATATAAAAACTAATAGTTCATCTAATAGCCTTTTTGACCTGACAATGAATGACTTTTCTCTAAAATAAATATCAATCTTCGATATTAAAAGTGGTCTTGTTTTTGCTGATGTTGTAAATCCTGGAGTCATTTGACCTTTATCTTTCAAGTCATAACCTTTAGTTAGTTGAGTAGTTGCATCAACAACACCATCTTGTTTATATGTATAATATAAATTTTTATAATCTCTATCTATTGCACTTTGGATTGAACCCCAACCTACATTGGCATTTTCAATAACAAGTAATGCATCATTGTATTCTGTTGCAACACCAACTAACATATTTCCAAATTCTTTAGGAGTTAATTGGCCTCTATATTCTGCAACTTGAGAGCAATCATCAATATCTATTACATGAAATGCTGAAAAGTCTGTACCATCACCTCTAGCTACATCGGCAACTACCATATATGATTTATTGTAATTTGGTTGTTCCCAAATCCAATAATTTCCATCAAAGCCTCTTGTTTCTATAGGGTCTTGAGCATGTGACTCTCTATACCATTCAATAAGATTACCATCAACCACAGTATTACCTGAACTTACAAAATCACAATCACATTCTTGTGCCGCCATTTTAGGTCCTAGCAATTCATCTTGCTGTTCTCGCCAATCTTTATCACGTTCTGGGTGTAGGCTCCAGTGAAGTCTGATTGTATTAAATAAGTTTTCACCAGCTTCGGCCTTTGTCCATGTTTTATGAAAAAAGTTTCCAACTCCATTTGGTGTAGATAATACAATTGCCTTTCCACCTGTTGCAAGTGTTTGTTGTGCAGATGCCCATATTTCATCAATCTTATCAATAAATGCTGCCTCATCCATTACTAATAATGATAATGCTTCAGAACGTCCTGCATCTCCAGCAGCAGATACTGCCTTTATCTGAGAACCATTTTTGAATCTTAATGATAATTTATTATCCTCTGTACACTGACCCTTTAACCAACTAGGTAAATAGTCATGCATTATTCTAACCTTTGTTACAAGATTTTTTGCAACATCTTGTTTTGTCGCAATAACCAAAACATTAAAATCTTCATTAAATAACATTGACCATAATGAATAACCAGCAGATAGTGTAGATATACCTAACTGCCTTGACTTCAATATAATATTGTAATCATTACCTTGTAGTTGTTGTAAAGTTTTTTCTTGAAATGGATATAAATTAAAATTTATCTTTCCACGAGTCGGATGTTGAATTTGGCAATATTTTCGCATAAAGTGTACAGGGTCAGATGAACACCGTTTATACTCTTCACGAATAATATCTTTTATTGATTTTTTATTGCTCATACATATATAAATATATATGAAAAGGTTAATAAATTAAAAAAAATGAAATTATTTTTCTTGTTTTGAACCCTTTCAATCAGGCTTACTTATTAGATTTTGATTTAGTCTTTTCTAGTGAACGACCACCAAAGTATGCACCAATAACTGTAATTAATACTAATTGAAGTAGGTCTGTCCATTTTTCTTCAACTTCAAATGCTATTGTTCCTGCATCAATAAATATTAGTAACATAGTACACACTATTAAAAATATAAGAACCATTGGCCTTACATTTTTTGATAACCAGGAATCAGAATTCATATCTGCATTCCACCTATCTGTTATGTTTTTCTCCATTGCCGCTTCATGGTTAGCAATGAGTTCTTTCATTTTTCTTTTTGCTTCTAGTTTTTCTTCTTTTGAAGTTGTTAGATTATCAAGTACACCGCCAACTGATTCTACCAGTTCTCCAGCCCCACCTGTAAATAATTTACCTAATCCTAAACCCATAACATATTCTCCTTAATTATATTAATGAATCCAACCTTGAAGAACTTAGTGTTATTGGTTCACCAAGAAGTGCAGCCTTAAATTCTTGTTCAGCCTTTTTCTTCTTAATAGTCAAATCTCTTAATTGATTTTTATACTGTTCTTTCTTTTTTGGATTTTTTTCGGCAATAAACTTTTTAACAATAGTCTGCATTTTAAGTTCTATTTTTTGGTATTCCTCCGTTGCCTTTTGGAATCTTTTAGAAATAGAAGCCTCTTTCATTTTGCCGATTTCTTCAGATACTATTTTTGATATTGCAGACCTTTTCATAAATATATCCTATTTTATATTTTTTTTCATCCAAGCAGCCATGTATGACATCAACTCTTTTTGTGCTGGTTTTATGTCACTTGGTTCTGTCATAGGACCTCTTTTCCAATCTAACCATGAATCTTTAACTAAAGCTAAACCTTTATTAAGGTCCTTCATAATTTCAATATATTCTTCTTTAAGTTGTTTTTTTGATTCATCTAGTGCAGGGTCTCTTTCAGCTTTCATTGGTGAATTCTTTGGGGCACCTTTTTTTAATGTACCAAAAACTTTGAACTCTCTAACAATTGAAACATATTCTCTATCTTTATTGATTCTAGATATTGCTGCTTTCATTTCTTTAAATTCTTTCTGAATTTTTCTGGCTTCTTCAACAATTCTATCCAAATAATATTTCTCTTCACTCCATGATGATTTATCACCTGACTTTAACTTATTTGCTTTATCTTTTTCTGCACCCTTAATAGCAGCATTTTCACTACTCAATATATTTGTTATTGACCTTGTCATTCGCTCATATGCATTCTGTATTATGCTACTTGCACTTCTCCAGCTATCTTTAGCCTTTCCCTTCTTCAGCATATCAAGGTCTCTCTTTAATGCATCATTTACCATTTTTTGAGTTGCCTCTAACATTTTCCAAGCTTGGTCAACTGGACTTGATTTAGCCAATCTATCAGTTAGTGCCTGTTCATATCTTGCTCGGTTTTGTCTTGCAATATCTCTAAAGTCCATAAGTGCAGTTGCACCGGCTCTTGCGGCTGACCTAGATTTTTGTTTATCCCCTGCACCACGAGCTTTATCTATATCTATTTGATATACCTCAACCTTGCCTTTAAGTTTTTTGATAATTTGGTCTGAATTTTTGAATCCCATTACATTAAGTCCTACGTATTGAGGATATGTTCCAGCTGATGCAGCACCAGTTGTTACACCACTCTTTCCAAAATATATTGCCTTACCGTTATATGCAGCACTAACCAGTTGGCCTTTCTTTATACTTCGAGGATAATCATATCGGCCAGTACCACGTACATCCATGTCTTGAGATGCAAGAATAAATTCCAGGCCTTTTCTTGTCATTCTAGGTGTTGGTCCAGATACCATGTCATCGGTTACCTTGTCCCACTCAATGCCGTATGCTTTTGATGAAGCACCCCAGAATTTTTTATCAGATGCATATCTACCACCAGTAATTTTACGATATATATCTGTAATTTTTTTAGAAGCAAATTTTTCTGTTAATAATGAAGCTACCTGTTCTTTAATTAATTTCTTTAATAATTTCTTTTTCATAATTTTAATTCCAAAATGCTAATTTAGCAATTATACCTATAAGTGCAATCCATATAGACCATAATACTTTCTGTGTGCTTTTTCTAAATTGGGTGTTTTTGTTTACACGTGATATTGTTCCATCATCTGGGTTTAGCAATACCTTTTTAATCATTGTTATATCAGACTGCATTTTTGCCTGATTTTCTTTAATAAATTCAACCTCCTGTTTAACTAGCTTTATTCCACTATGAAGGTGTTCATTTGTCAATCTAGGCATTATAGAGCTCCTCTACGTTCCTTGTGAAATAAGTATACTTCAGCTGTTCCTGATGCTGATACATATGATACTGCCATTTCAATTACTGTTGCTGCTGGTGCAAAACCTAATGGAAAATTATCTCCTCCACATTGTGGTGTTAAAAAATCAGTTGCAGCAAATGCACCACTTGATGGAGCCAAAAATGCAACAACATCACCATTGGAACCAGTTGCATAAAATTCAGCTGCACCCGTTACCTTTGTTACCTTATCATACTTTGCAATTGAACCACCTCGATGTACTAAATCACCAGTGTCTGTTGGATTGTTTAATGTTACTGTTGCCATTGTTAACTCCTAATATTTTTCTTTGCCTTATCTATCTTTTTATTGAATTCTTTTTTTAATTGCTTTTTGTTTTTTCCACCCGACCAATCTTCAATTGTTCCAGCTTCAGTTACATACTGGCTTTTTACATCGGCAGATATAAAATCTTCAAATTCACTAGTTATATCCTTTAGCCAATATTCACCATCATTTTTTAATCTACCAACAACATGTTTTTCATATGCCCGTTCCTCTGTGAGGTTTTTCATTTTTATTTTTGACTCTTCTTTTTCAACACATGTATGGCACTTTTTATTTATTTTCCAAGATGCTTTATCAATTTCACCTCTCATTCTGCTATCGCACTTTGGACACAATAACGGCATAAACAACAATTTACGAATACCATTTAATTTATTAACGGTTTGCTTTATACCATTTTTTATTGTCCACTCCTTTCCACCTTCAGTCCAAATATCGCCTTCCGAATATTGAACCGTTGCTGTTGTATAACCCGACTGTACTTTAGTTTTTGCATTATGATTACCCATTACTAGGTTTCTCATTCTTTGCACTTTACTTTCACTAATAGCCTTTTTCATATTGCCCTAATCTTCCTAAATAATATATCTATAAATATAATGTTAAATACTAAAAGCTCATCAATCCAGTGATTTGATTTACAGGACCAAAGCTTCCAGTCAACTTATATGTTTTTCCTTTATAAATAAAAACTAAACCTTCACTTGGTATGATTGTTTTGAATCCACCAATAGATTTTATCTTTTCAAGTTGCTGGGTCAATCTATTTAATTTTTTAAGGTCACCACCTCTTCTAACATCACCTATTGCTTTAGCAACTTGCCTTCTTATATTTTGTACAGCCTTTTCTGGATTTGCTGCCAAAAATCCTTCAACATTTTTTAGAACCTCTGCACCTAACTCAAAAAATAAAGTTTCAAATGGAAACATATTTTTCTTTACTTGGTTTATATGTTTTTGTTTATCTATTTCAATTGCTTTTTCCAAAACAGATTTATCTGGAATTGTTTTTGAATTTAATCTAAATGACTTATCAAAAAATGCCCAGCGTTTAACTAAGCCTGTTTTTATTGTGTTGTCAACTGCACCTAAATTCTTTTCAACATAATCTTCCCACCAGGCTTGATGATATTCACCAAACGTATTACTGTTTGACATATTATATTTTGACATTAACTTATTAAGCTTTCCAGTAAAGTATGATTTTTTTGCACCAAAATCTTGATGAGGTTTAACCTTTAATATTTTAGGACCAATAACACTAAAACTTTTTTGTACATTTTGATTTACTTGCTTAACCATTCCAGCCAATATTCTTGCACCATCATGGACTGCTCCAATTGCACTTCCATTTTTATATTTTAATACATTATGAAATTGTAAATATGGTGCATCATAATTAATTACGTTTGCAGAAGCCGGGTACATTATTTCCATATTTACCCAGTTGTTTCCATTGTCAAATATTTTCTTTTTTTGTTTATCACTTAAAGAACCTATAGCTTTTGACAAATCTCGCATTGCATAATTAAATGCCTTTTCAATATTTCCTCTGCCAGCAAACTTTTTTGCAATTGCACGTGAATCTTTTCCACCACTTTTAATATCACCAGTATTTCTTGCAGCTACTAATTTATTTGTCCAGGATATAAATAAATTTTGACCATCAGTTTTTTCAGTTGCAGATTGTTCTAAATCAATGTTTCCCTGTAAACCTAATTCTATTATTTTTTTGAAATCACCAAATGTTAAACCTTTGTCATCAAATGGATGTGACATGTGGCCGTAAGCACCACCTTCCAATATTAAACCCTCGTTAAATATATTTGATTTTTTTGGTATTCTAATTTTTAATGCTGGTCTTCCATTAATTAGTAAATCTCCTTTGTCATTCCAGGATATGTCTTTAACAACAACTTTTTTGTTTTTGAACTTTCCCATCATAACAGTATCACCAACCTCTATTGGTAAATTTACATTTTCTGTTAAATCAAATTTTGTTACAACTTTTGGTTCATCTGGACTATCATCAATAAATTTTTGTAAAGATATAAAGTCTATAAATTTGAATCCAACTTGTTGTGCAACATTTGTGATATGCTTAATATATTTTTTGTATGCTGCCTTTCCAACAGAGTCCTTGTATACATTTGTACCGGTTTGTTGTCCTGGAACGCCTGTTGGAAAATATGAAACTGCCCCAGTTGGACCTTTAGGATATAATGTATCATGTTGAAAAAATTCTTCTTCACCAACAAGATAATTTAGTACACTCATTCCTAAGCTTTTTGCAATATCTGCTGTAGATTCTCTATATGCTTTTTGATAGCCATAAAAATATCTTGGACCATCATCTACATCTAAATTATTATTTGGTGTAAAAGATGCTTCACTAATAAGTTTATTAATATTAAAACTACCAATAAAACTTTCAACAATTTCATTTAGTTTTTCTAACTTATTTACAATTAAGTCATAATTTTTTGTATGTCCAAATATTCCCTTAAATAATTTTATCTTATCTTTCTTTTCTAAAGAAGTATCGCCTAGAGCCTTACGTATTGCAGTACCACTCATTTCTCCATAGCCTGGAACACTTAGGGACACATGTGGTGCTATATATGTATATGCGCCATCATTATATCCGACCTCAGCTTTACCCTTCCAAGGCCTAAAAAATTTACCACCCAATCTACTTGCATCTTTCTTACCAACGATAAAAACAGCAGCTGTTGTTTGTGGGTCATACTTACTCAATATTTCTTTAGCTTGGTATGGATTTTTAACTTGCTTTACATTAGATATTCCATGTGAATTTATTATCTTCTTTTTTTCTGAAAAAGAAAATGGTGACTTTGGAAGACTAACCTTTCCACTAGTTGCAACAAATACAGTATCAAACTTTGATTTTAGTGAACGATATGTTTGTGCGTGGTGTTTACCCATTGGTTGAAATCTACCTGGATAAATTGCAACAACCTTTGTTATTTTGGATTGTTCCAAAAGTATTTGCTCGGCTAGCCAGTTTCCTAATTGCATATTGTGTTCCTTAATCTACTTTATTAATATAAATATTATACACCATTGAATAAATCAACATTTGCAGTTGCTATTGTATTTATTTCACCAATATTACTAGACGCAATACCATTTACAGCATGACTATATCCAGCAGCAACCTCTATATAATCAATATGAGGTCGAAATGATGTGGTACCAACACTAGGTCCATAAAGTCCTACCTCAAAAAATCCGTTTGATGATGGTTCTATATTCTTGTAATCAAATTCATGTGAAACTAATACCATTATAAGTGCATTTTCAGATGACATAAGTCCACGTGCCGTTGAATTTAATGTCATTGTAACTGTAGCATTTAGTGCAACACCAGAAAAGTTAGTTACATTTGTTGTACTATCACCTACTAAATCTGTTACGTTTCCAGCCATAGTTGCACTATTATTAAATCCAGTGATAGCATCAAAATCAGCAAGGTCAGAACCATCAGCTGTTCCTCTAACAACTGACATTTTTGGTAAGTCTGGAGAAGATGCTGCTACTGTTAGTGAAAGTGTTGCTGATGATACGGTGCCCGTTATACCTGATGTATCAAATTTCAAAAATCCACGCCTGACCCTAAATGTTCCAGCACCTCTACCTGCATCTTTGATTATCATTACAGCTTGAGAAAAAGATGTTGTAATAGAACCCTTACTGGTTCCTGTAGTTGAACCTCTTACGCCACCAAAGCTTGTACCATCTGCTAGTGTTACGGATACTCGATTAAATGTACTTGCTTCTAACACTGCCATTAGAACTGTCTCCTTGGCAAGTAATATGTTGTGTGATTAAAATAACCATTTGTTTGTGGTGAAACTGATATTTCCTGATATGTTACATTTGGTATGTTGTAATAATTTGTTGCAGAGTTGTTGTTATTCCACCATGTTACACGAGTACCTTCCTTTGTTAAACTACCTAATGATGAACTAAAGTTATTCATGTTTTGATCACCATAAGTATCATAAAATATGCCATCATATGTTGATAGTGAATCTTTAATATCATACCAACTTGAAGTTACAACAGTAACATTTGATTTCTCATTTGCCCATGCAATTGCTTTAGGAATTATGTCAGGATGATTTTCAATTATAGTGTGAGATGATATTGAATGTGAATGCATATAGCCAGCAGATATACCCATACCAAATCCTATTTCCAATATATCACCTCCACCTTCACAAACATATGCAGCTGATGCTGACATCAATGAGTCTTCCCAGTCCATCATTACTTCAAATGTTGATGTGCCATCAGAATAATAAATTTTATCAGACTCAAATATGAGTGAAGTTTCAAGATAGCCCATAATTATGACCTCTTAACAAATGAATTGTCTGGGTTAAAGTAGATTGTTGAACCACTCATTACATATCCAATTATTCTTGCAATATCAGAAGAGTCACTTGGTGGTGCAACTGATGCGGAGCCATTATCACCTAACCATAGTGGACCTCCAAAATGTTGGTCATATGTTGTATGTGTTTTAATTACACCTCTCATTAACAATCCATCCATTTGTGAACCACCAGGACCAACAGCCATAAATAGTGAACCTGTTGAAGTTACATTGTCTTTGTCTGCAAGTGCAATATTTCCATTACTTAAAAATGTATAGATTGCTCCTGGTACTGTTTGTACATTTGATACATGTCTAATAATATCACCTTGTGCAGACATACCTACTTGTGTATGGTTTAAGTAATCCATATCACGCTTACCAATCATTGATGAACCTGAAACGCTAAAGTTTAATCTTGAACCTGAAGTGAAAGGAGTTCCTATTGAAACTCTTGTATGTATACCGGACCTACCATCTGGATTTTCACCTGGATGTATAGATGACGTTATCATTAAACCTGTTGAAACGGCTGATGTGAAACCTGGTTGAATATTAATACCTACTCTTTGCAGTGTTCCAATTGACCCATCATTATTGTTAATTGAGCCACTTCTTATAAATGCAATACCATTGTCATTTGAATCAAGATATAATTGATTTGCAGCTACTACTCCACTTGCACTTATGAATGAGCCTGTTATTTTACCGTGAAAAAATGCTGGGTTGCCACTTTTTCCAAATGAAATAGGAACGTCGTTTTGAAAGCCAATATTAACTGTATCATTATTTACAAAAGCAACATTTTTACCTCTACTAAGTATTGCATCTCCAGTTATATTTCCACTTGCACTTATAATGCCTGATGATGATATAGAACCAGCTACATTTATACCTGTATTTGCAAACTCAGTGACATTGTTGTTAAATCTTATTCTACCTGGTCCAACATATACTTCAAATGCCCTAACATCTTCACTTGCACTTATATTACCTGAGGCTGTTATATTACCTTGTACTTGAGTAGTTTTAGCTTGCAATTCACCAAGCCTTACAGGTTTCTGGTCGGTTCCATCTGATGTATCAAATGAAAATCCTGTACTATCATCAACCTTCAATTGACCAATTTTACTACCGGCACTTCTAAATTCAAGAGTATCACCTTCAGTTACAATATGTGCAAAAGAACCTGTTGATGTTGCACTACCACTTATGTTACCTGTTATTGTAATACTACCATCTTCAATTGTAACATCAGACCCAACTGACCTGATTCTACCATGAACTGTTAGATTTCCACCAAGAGTGTGGTCTCCAGTACCACTCATTGAAATTTGACCTGAACCAGTTATAGTTCCAAGTTTGAAATCATTTCCATTAATCTGCCAAGCTGCACCAGTTACTGCATCAGATTTTATTTGAAAACTACTTAATGCACCTCCATTTGCAGCTTGTATTGCAGCATTCCCAGTTGACGTTTCTACAAATCTAGAATTACTTCCTAAATATATTTCTCCACCACCTATAAATAAATTGGCACTTGAACTTATATCACCTGATGCAGACACTGTGATGTTTGAACTTGGCAATCCAAATCTTATGCTAGAACCAGTTACTGTCAATCTTCCAGTTCTTCCTACTACTGTTGAACTGTCATGCGTATATAATGCTTTTGCACCTGATAATTTATATCCTGTTCCTGATGTTCTTGCGTCAAATTGAGCAGCTGTTATTTTATCACTTGAACTTATTTGACCTGATGCTGTTATATCACCTTCTATTTCAAAAGATCTTTGGCCTCCATCAAATTTTGCATATTGAGTACTTCCTTCATGTATCGTAATACCATTATCTGGTTGTAATCTTAGATTTCTATCTACTAATATATCTAAATCTTCAGGATTTCCTGATGTTTCTATTCTTGTATTTGTATCACCAGCCCATATAATATCACCGCCAGCAGGTAAATGTATTTTGCTTGCATATATTTCACCACTTGCACTTATATCGCCAGATGACGTTACATTACTAACAAATACTATTCCATCTGTAAAATTTGAATTACCTATTGCAACTGAATTATTAGAAACTGTACCTGCCTGTGGACCTGCTATGAAGTGTCTTGATGTATTTCCACTATCCTTTATTCTATAGTTGGAATCTACATGTACTGATGTTGCATCAAATCTACCACTTGATGTTATACCAGCTGAAGCTGTTATGCCGGTTAATATTGTATCATTTAATTCAATACCAGCTGTAGAAAATTTAGCTACAACATTATTGTTAGCTTCAATTTTAACAGTATCAGAACTTAATTCTATTCCAGTATTTGCATCTCCTACATGGCTAAATAAACTATCTGATTCTATTTTATTAGCAATTACAGTTCCACTTGCACTTATATCACCAGATGCTGTTATGTGGCCATCCTCAATCAATACAAATTCATTAGACCCAAATTTCTGAGTTAAAGTTTGTCCTGCAGTTACGCCAGTTGTAGCAGATACGTTAGAAACAGTAATTGTTCCACCAAAAGCATGTGCAGTACCACTTGCACTAATATTGCCTGATGCTGTTATGTGTGAGGTTGTAGATATTCTTCCTTGTGTAGTTATTTTACCCGTTTCACCTGCTAGCAGCATCACACCACCTGCTAATGTTAATGTATCTGTACTTGGGTTAAATGCAAGTCCATTTGTTATATTGGTTAAACTATTTCCTGATTTTTGAAACATTAGATGATGGTTTGCATCTTCTGAAGTATCTGTTCCATTAATTTGTAATGCACCTCCTATTATAGTACCACTTGCACTTATATTGCCTGAGGCCGTTACATTACCTGTTAGTGAAATTCTGCCTTCTTCAGATTTAATAGCTATTCCACCATTAAGTTCTCGAATAAAATCATTAGCACGTCCAAAATTAAATTCATTACCTATAAAGGTTCCACTTGCACTTATATTGCCTGAGGCTGTTACATTAGTCTGTAGTAAAATTCTTGAACCAGTAATTGTTGTCTTTTGACCTAATCTTCCAAAAAATGTTGTACCTGCAGCCGCTGAAATAACTTCTCCATTTTTTATATAATAATTTTTTGCATATATTCCGTCACTTGCACTTATATCACCAGATGATGTTATAGAACCATTAGTTATAAGTGTTGATGTTATTTGAGTTGGTTGGGAAAGTTGTATTTTACTATTGGTAAAAGAAATTCCTTCAATATTACTACCATCCTCTCTAAAATCATAACTGCCTTCTATTGAAGTTCCTGCAAATCTTCCTAGGCCGCTGGAGCTTATCTCCCCAGATGCTGTAACATGGCGAACATTAATATCAATACCAGGTGTTAGACTATCTGCTACTTCTGCATGTGATGAGGAAAGTTCTGTTGTTATTTCATGACTTGCTGATAGAGGTATAAAGATAGAACCTGTACCATCATATATATTTCCATCACCTGTTGTATGGAGGACCTGTTGAAAAGTATCTGATATGTTACTGCCTGATAGATTTGTGGGCATTACCTACATTCCCTATTTTTTTAGTTTTGACAGTACTTTTATAACACCTTCCATTACTTTAGGTTTTACAGATTCGTTTATTGGAAATCTCTTTGTGTATACTGCAACTATTTTATTTAGCTTATTCTTTTTTATTGAAAGATTTTTGATATTTATATCTTCACGAATTAGTAACTTCATTATATTTACTATATGCTTTCTTTCTGATAGTGTAATATCATCTTCAATAAAAATTTCTTCATTAGCTGGTTTGTAACCTGTTGTTTTTTCAATTGATTTTTTTAGACTTTTTCTTTGTTTTTTAACATCACCTTTTTTAAGGTATGCAGAATATCCTCGTGTTCCAGGTGTATTGCTTGTTGAATTATTTTCGCCTAAAACACTTACTTTCATTTTTGGGGATTCGTCTTTTACTATGTTTGATGATTGTGATTTTACTTCAACTCTAATTTGTTTACTACTTTCAACCTTAAACTCACTTTCCCATGGATTGAAATATGTATCATCTGCTATAACCTCTAGCTTTATTTTTCCTTCAGATGATTCACCTAGAATTCCTTTTAACTTTTTAACAGGAACTCTACATTTTCCGCCTTTCAATATTTCACCTTTGAAAAGTAAATTTACATCTGATGTTTCAATGATTAGTCTTGCTTGTGAATTTTTTAGACTAGCGCCTGTTAATTGAATATCACATTCAAAAACTTCAGTTTTGTCAGTATATAGCTTATACATTTATATTCTCCAATTGGATTGATTTTTTTACTTCTTCTACAATCATTTCAATATCTTTTACATGTGCAGTTATGTTTTTTACTTCTTTTTGTTCATCATACATTTTAATACCTCGTCTTCTCATGACCAATCTAACAAGACGTTTCTTTTTTTCGTCTTCGGCTTTTTCTACGTATGATTGTACACTACCACCAGTTCCTTCACCAGCAACAGCATCAATAATCTCCTCAATTAAAACTACATCATTCCAGGTAAACTCAAATTGGCCGAACTCATCATTGTATGCATCTTGTTCACTTTTTGCATCATCCCATTTGATGACAGCATCTTTCCATTTTATTTTTGTCTTATTTGCCATCTATGTTGTACCTATAATATAAATATCAAATTAAATACTATTTAAGATGATTCTAGTTGTTCTAATTGCCTCCTAGTTTATTTTCCAGTTCAGTTACCCTTTCAGTTAGTACTTGAATGCATTTTACTAAGTGAGGTATCATATCTTTTTCATTTAGCAGTCTTCTATCTGAAAAGCCTGTGTTCATACCCTTACCTCCATTTTTTCTAGGTTCACAATTTACGTCATCAACTATTTTAACCATTTCTGGAAATATCTTTTCAACTGCTTGTGCAGAAAAGCCTGTCTTTTTAATAGTGCTATCAAGATCATATTCATCTTTCCAGTTAAAATTAATAGGATTAAGTTTAAGCACTTTATCTAATGAACCACTATCTAGACTTACAATATTTTTTTTCATACGCTCATCTGATATTGCGCTTATACTTCCAGCATGTTGTATGTCGCCATTTGATTCAAGTATTAAAGTTTCAGATTCACCAGAACCTTGTGCAATTGCAACAACCTTAACTGAACTTGCAGAATTGAGTGATGCTATATCTAGAATATATGAAAAATTACCACCATCTCCTTCAAGTCTTAATGCCCTTCCTCCAACGGAATCCCTATATATTTCTACTCCACCTGTGTTATCTATATGCATTCTTGCTTCACCGTTGTAATAAAACCTCATTCCACCAGTACCATCAAAAAATGCAATTCCATTGTCTTGCTGTGAGTTTCCAAAAAAGTAGTCACCTGAATTTATATTTTGGATGAACATACTATCACTATCACCAGAAACCTCAAATATTATATCACCACTATTTCCTGATATGGTTGCTGAACTACCATGTGAGTTTCCACCTCCAAATACTACCCGGTTCTCGCACAGCTCAACACTACCATCTGTCTTTAACTCAACGCTTGCATTACCTCCTACTGAAGTAGTATTCCTAATTTTGAAAGCAGTTGTATCATTAGTATCTATGCCTATACTCCAATGAACATCAGCTGCTCCTTGATTTTGACTTTGAAACTCTATATATGAATCTGCCAATGCACTAGTACTGTTATTGTGAATTAGTAATTGTGGAACATTTTGATTACCAGCACTATTTCTTATTTCTAAAGTTCCATTATTACCTGCTTCAGTCATATCCACTATTGACCCAGCAGCAGATGGTCTAGTAATAAAAGCACCACCAGCACCATCTGAACTGTCAAGTATAAAGGCCTGGTTATCTATTTTTCCAAATCTATATACTTCACCTTCTGTTAAATTAACTGTGTTTCCCATAATTTATTCCTTATGTTGTTTAACCGCCAAGCCTATCGATGTCTCTAAAGCCAGACCCTGCTATTTCACCATCATCAAATTGTACACCATTTACATCTATAAACAAATTTACAGAACCAGCAGACTGGTCAGCTGCTTGCAGTGGTAGTTTTACATCACCAATAGGACGATGCTCAGACACTGCTGTATTATATGGTACAACCTTTAATCTTAAGTTCATAGTAATGTCTCCACCACCTGAACCATCTAAAATTAGCCTTACCCTTCCAAGGCCACTAACGGTCATATTTTCAAAGTATGATGATGAATTAGCAGCTGTCACCTCTACGATTCTTTCTGAAAAATTAGTTGCTGTTACAAACCCATCAGTATCAACAGTTAGGCCTGAAGATGATATTGCTAAGTCGGTTCCAGTAAACTTAAAAAATGCACCATTGCTTTTACCAGCGAAGAATCTAGGAGTTCCTGAATTGTGATCCAATTGAATACCTGTGTTTCCAAATGTACTATCACTTATAGATATTTTTTTGTTACTAGAATCTAATACTACATTTGTACTTTTTTGAATTGCGTTTGCTGAAACAGTCCAACCTGCAATTGTATTGTTTGCAATTCCTCCAGCCTTTCCTAATCTAAACAATAAATCATCATTATCATCTATAGCTAAAAAACCAAAGTTGTTTACGTCAGTCATAAACATTGCAACTCTATTTCCAGTGTTTGTCATATCACCAACTATAATTTTTGGTGCTGATGATGCTGATATTACAATACCTTGTGTTGCTGTAGGTCCTGCAGATATGGTGTTATTTCCTATTGTGTATCCACCAATTTGTCCAGATGTTGCCGTAATATTACCTGTTAGTGAAACATTACTTGCAGTTATATTTCCAGCATGACTTACTTTGAAGTTACTTGAACTTAAAAATAGATTTGATGCATCACTTGTGTTTCCTATTTTTACACTAGTACCAGATGATAGTGAGGTTGAGCCTATTGTAAATCCACCAATGTTACCTGTAGTTGATTTAAGTTCCCCATCCATATTTACATTAAAAGGTGCTTCGTTAAATGATGAACTACCTAAATGAATACCAACATTTGCATCTAAAACCATAATGTCATTACCTGAACCAAGAACGAATTGTTTATCAGCCGCTGACATTTTTATTGTTCCAGCCCCAGCCCTAAGTTGACCGGCCTGTATGTCAAATCCACCAATTGAACCAACCGATGAACTTATCTTTCCAGACAAATCAATGTTACTTGCAGTTATTTGTCCATTATCTTTAAGTATTAAATTATTATTTGACGATGATATAGTTGTTGCACTTATACCAAAACCTCCAATTTCACCAAACGTAGCAGCAATACCACCTTTTAAGAAAGCATTATCAGTGTACAAACCAAACCCTGAAACTTCAGTGCCACCAATAGTATCAGATATTCCTGATAAGTCACCTAACCTTGCTTTTAAGTCTACAGCGTATACATCACTACCTGTTCGTTCAACAATATCTATAAACGGAGTTGTTGTGTCAGCTGGGTTTGCATTTAATCTAATATATCCTGAACCTGACTTACCAGTTGATACAACCACTTGTGAACCAGTATATGCTTGTGCTGGTCCTGCAGTATCTCCTAATGAACTAGTGACACCTGTTGTTGAACCACTATATCCTCTTTCAACTGTTATTAGTCCACCAAAGTTTGTTGCACTTCCAGCATCATCACGTGAGGCAGATAATATTTTAACATATTCAGTAGTAAATCCAGTTGGTGATACTTTTTTAATACTTAATATTTCACCTATAGCAAATCCTGAAACATTTGAAACTGACATTGTAGTGTCCGTTGGAGCATGACGTCCACCAGGGTGGTCGGCTGATGCAGTTAAAGTTGTAGCATTTGCAACATATAGTTGGCCACCTACTGCATTAACGGTTTCTTTTTCAAAAACAGCTGTTGATAATGTACCTCTTATTTTTGCATTTTCTACTTCTAAGAATCCACCTTCCGCTGCTGTTAACCTAAAACCTGAACCTGCCTGGTCACTTACAAACCCGTCTGATTCAATAGTTCCATCTTGTCTAATTATCATTGAACCACCGGTTAACTTTTCATTATCAAATGTCCAACCTGCTATCTGATTAATCTTTCCTAACTTAAATGTTGAATTACTTGCACTTGCAGCTCTTATACCATAATTACTATCATCAATGTAAAACAATTCTACAAAGTCTGAATTTTCGCCCGTTGTTCCAAATGCCTTTACACCATAACTTGCACTTAAACGTACTCCAGTATTAGATAATTTTCCACTATCTATATTCCAGCCTGCAATTTTTCCACCATCAAACAATACATTACTACCTGTTACATTTCCCCCAGCACTTACTTGAAATTTTGATGAACTTATAAATCCAACTGGGTCTTCTACATTTAGTGATGATGATATGTGGTATACATTAGAATCCTCACCACGCACTACAAAAAGCTTTCCTTTAACAAAGTCTATTCCACCAAATGTACCTGAAACAAATCGTGCAAAACCATCTGCCTTTATAGATGATGATGCATTGGTATCTGTTGATGATACACCACCTATTTGTGCTGGAGTTCTAATATTATCTGCTGTGATACTACCTTGAACTGTTAGAGTGCTACCTTGAAACTGTAAAAAGTTTCCACCGGCTTTATTACCAATAAGTATTGAACTTCCAGTTACAGAGCCTACAGGTGATACTTTGAATTGTGATGAACTTATAAATCCAACTGCATCTTCATCGTTATTGGATGATGAAATTTGAAATATGTTTGGAACAGATAATGATTTATTACCAATTGTCAATCCACCAATTTCACCTTCAGTTGCAGTTATTTTTCCAGATAAATCAACATTACTTGCAGTTACATTACCAGTGTGTGAAACCTTAAATGCACTTGATGATATAAATAAAGCATTGGAGTCTGCATTTGCTAGTTCAACACCTGATGTTATTATCTTTGTAGTAGTAAATGTAAATCCAGCAATTTGATTTGTAGAACCTAATTGGAATACATTGTTATTATTACTTTTACCTATTATACCCCAACTATTATCCGATGTAAAGAACATTGAAACTTGTTCGGCTGTACTACCTGATTGAACATATATTCTAGGATTTGAATCACCTTCTATTCTAATACCGGCTCCAGTTGCTACATTGCTAAAGCCAGAGGACAAAAGAGATGAGCCATTTATATTCCAGTCTCCAATCTTTCCATCTGTTGCTGTTATAGTACCTGTTAATGAAACATTACTTGCTGTTATGTTACCTCCTAATAAATGAAAGTTACTTGATGATATTTCAATATTTCCACTAGACCCAGATATAAATTGACTACCTCCTCCAAGATAAAATGCTGATGAACTAAGAACTATGTTTGTACCGTCAAATTTTATTTGTTGGCCAGCTGGGTTACCTGCTCTAAATGTACCATCATTTCCTAAAAATACTCCTTGCCCAGTACCAATTGCAGTTGCACTTCCAAGTTCAATTGCATCTCCTGACCTAATTGCAATTCCAGTTGATGTTATAGAATCACTATCTATTACAAAGCCACCAATGTTACCTGCACTTGCAGTTATGGCACCAGTTTCGTCTATTTGAAATCCTGACGATGATATAAAATATGGTCCTTGTGAATCAAGTTTAACTGCTCCACTAATATCTGTTAGTGTACCTTCATCTACACTCCAACCACCAATACTTGCAGAAACAAATCGTGCAAAACCATCTGACTTTATAGATGCTGAAGCATTTGCTTCCGTTGATGGTGAACCTCCTATTGATGCCGGTGTACGAATATTATCAGCGGTAATTGTTCCTTGTACTGTTAATGTACTTCCAGCAAATTGTAAAAAGTTTCCACCAGCCTTATTACCAAGAAGTACTTCACTACCTGTTATTTTACCAGATGGTGATACTTTGAACTGTGATGAACTTATAAATCCAATTGGGTCATCTAATTTTGTTGATGCTGAAATGTGGTATATGCTACCAACATTTAATTTTCCGTCATCAAAAGTTATACCGGCAATTTCATTTCCATCTTCACCTAATTTGAATGTAGTACTATTTGTTCCAAACTTTTTACCAATTATTCCATATTTATTTGTTGAAATTTGACCTAACTCTATAATGGTATCAGTAGTTGCACTACCAGTTAATATCCTAAGAATTTTTTGAGCAGAGTCTAATACAACTCCACCATTACTATCCCTAGAAAAGAAACCATCTAGTGCTGAACCTGTTGGTACCTCCCAGCCACCTATTAAACCAGCACTTGCAGTTATAGCACCTGCACCATCAACTTGAAATCCTGAAGAAGATATAAAATATGGACCATCAGGGTCTAACCTAACGGTATTATTACTCGATGATAGTACACTTGTACCAACATGCCATCCACCAATGTCACCACCAGCCTGTGCAGTAATTGTTCCTTGTAAAACAACTTCACCATCTTTATTTAGGTGAAAGTTTGATGAACTAATTTCTATTTGTCCATCTGAACCTGATATAAATTGTGAAGAACTACCAAAAAAGAATTTTTGTGTTCTAATATCTATTGAGTTATCTGATGTTCTATATTTGAAAAAATTATTTTGGTCAATAACCATTTCCAAACCAACACCACCATATTCATCACCACTATTAGGTAATATTGAACCACTATAAAGTAAAAAACCATTACCTACACCTGATGTTGCATTTTCAAATCCAAAATAACCTTGTGACCTTAAAAATGCACCTTCTTCATCACCTTTAAGTTGTAAACCATTTGATACACCATTACCTATAAACATGGACCCTGATAACAATGAACCAGAAACACTACCATCTATAGTTACTTCAAGAGGGTCAGCAATTATTGTTCTTGACCACTTTACGCTTCTAGACGGGTTGAACCCTGGAGGTAATAGTGACCTTCTTAAATCACCAATGATTGTTATTGTTATTTCTTCAGGTGGAGTTGAGCCAACTACTTCTATCTCGACAGTTTTTCTACCGGACCCATCAACACCTGGTAAAATTTGAGTTGGTAATGCCAATAACCTACGGTCTAAAACTTCCAATTCAACTGTAGTGCCTGGCTGTAAACGCTCTGGGTCTGGATTTATTTTTATAGTGTTAGTACCTAACTTAAATATATTAGGTATTTGCGTAACTCTAAAAAAATCACCTGAACTATCAGACGTGTCTGTTATATACGTAGGTTTAAGGTCAAGCCGCCTTACAACAGCAGAATTTGACATAGTGAATAACTCCTATTATTACTTTATTTACTCTATTATAAATATAAAGTAATCTAGTAATTAACCTTACTATAACCTCTTTCTACACTAATCTCTACTAAATCGTCCATGATATCTTTCATAACATCTATATGGCTAATTATAAATAAAAAGTCAAACTCTGTTTTAAGATATCCAAACAACATAAATATTGAATTTAGACTTGTTGTGTCTAGGTTTCCAAAGCCTTCATCAATTGCTAAAAAGTTAGGTCTTGGTAGATTTGATATATTTATTAGTGCTACACGTATTGCTAATGAACTAATAAATTTTTCCATTCCACTTGTTAATTCTAGTGGCCATGAATTATCATTATCATATGCAATATGAGTATTTATGTTTTTACCATCAATATGAAATACAATTCTAAAATCAACTATTTGAGAAAGAATAAGATTTACTTCGTCCTCTATGTGAGGAATAATATTTGAAATTAATTCATAAGGTATACCATCTCTACTTATTGCATTAAGATAATATTCATATGCATTTGAACGTTTTTCTAATTCATCGGCTTTTGCTATTGAATTTTTTATAGACTGAATTCTATTTTGCAAAACCATTAGTTCACTATATGTTGTTCTTAAGTCATTGTTATGAGATGATATTTCCAACTCTTTACTTGTTATTTCATGTTCCAAGTTTCCTATTTCCAATTGAAGTTTATCATTATACTTTATTGACTTTTTATTGTCATGGTATATTTGAATTTGTGTTTTACATTCATTTATACTATTTGTAACATTTGATATTTTTATTTCTCTTTGTGCACGCTTAAGTTTAATTTCATTTTGATATTGCTTAATTGTATTTACACGGTCTTTGAGATTAACCATATTATCATAATCAGCAGTTGCTGTTGAATTTTTCAATATATTATCTAATGATAAAATTTGATTTTTAATTTGTACTGCATTTTGTTTATCAACCAATAATGTCTTTTCAATTTCAAATGCACTTCTAACAAAAGGTGTGTTTTTACAAAAATCACAGTTAGGGTCAAATTGTCCAATTGCCTTAAGTTTATCTAATTTATTTGTTATGATAATTTTTAACTTATCTAAATCTATATTTAGCTTATCCTTTTTCTGTAAATCTAAATCATATGTATTTTTGTTTTCCAAAATGGATTGCTCAGATATTTTCTCAAGTTCTCTTGTTATATTTATAAAGTCCGTTTTATTTTCTTCTGTATATTTATCATACTTTTCTAACTTATTTTCATTTTCTGATATTTCTGTTGTTAGTGATATAAGTTTTGAATTCAAACTCTCAAGAGAAAGTGGTGGTGTAGAAATTGTAATTAGTTTTTTGTTTTTTTGTGCAACCTTATCATTTAATTTTTTAAGTTGTTTTTTTAATATATCAAGATGTTTTGTTTTTTCACTGTATAATGAATTTACATTTTCATATTGACTTTCACAATCTACAAGTTCGGTTTCAAAATCAGTATTCTTAAAGTCCTTAAGTAGTGCATGCACATCTCTAATTTCTTCATTTGCCAATTGATATAATTCTTCAAATACAGTTATATCTAGAAATTGTGCAAGTAAGTCTTTCTTTTCGGTTTGTGTCTTTTCAATAAATCCAGTATTATTGTTTTGAACAGATAATGCTGTTAATGTAAAGTCTTCATATGTTCCTAAGTATCCTTGAATATTTTTATTAGTATCACGTCTTTGTTCTCCATTTAGACTTATTTTTTCATTTGCCTCATCAATCATCCAAAAGTCAGTATCAACCCTTACACCGCCGTTCTTAAATCTTTTACCTCGTCTTTCTATGAAATAATTTATTCCTTCAATTTCAAAATTAAGTTTACAATAAAATGTTTTCTTTTTATTGTTCATTACATCCATTCCGTGACGTGAACGACTGCACCTATCAAAAATACAAAATGAAACAGCATCTAACAATGCAGACTTACCAGAATGATTTGCAGCAAATGCACCTATTGAACCTTTCATAGTTTCAAAGTTAACAATATTACCTTCACCATAACTAAACATATTTGAAAATTCAAAAAGTTTTGGTTTCCAACTAATATTTCTGCTAATGTCTATTTCCTGAAGGTATTTATTTAATTCACGATTTATTGTTTGTATTCTTTTTAACATTTCATCGTCAATATCAAATCTTTTGTCCAAGTATTCTTTGAGTAAGTCATTTTGACACTCTGCACTTCTAACATTTTTTGTTAGTTCTAATCCATTTGAATATGGACTTTTTTTATCTGATATTTTATCTGACCTTAATACAATTACATCTTGTACTTTATATTTCTTTTTTAAGTCTATTACTATTTTTTTAACATCGGCAACTGTTGTGTTTTCCGTTCTTACTCTTAGTCTAGGTTTTGGTGGAATGTCTGATAGATTAAGTGGCTTTCCATCTTTAACTTCAACTGTGTAATATCCATAATCATTATCTATTTCTATAAATTCTGATTTTTTTGTTAACAGATTCCATAGTATAATTCCATGTCTTTTGAATGATTCACCAAAGTTTTGTTGTATTAAAGACCCTGAGTATGCAACTGTTTTTGATTTATTTAGATATTGTTGTTTATGTATATCACCTAACATTACATAATCATATCCTGAAAACTTTTTAAGTTCTACATCTGGGTTATCTACAACATAACCAATATCAGTTTCTGAATTATGAACTGTTCCATGATATAATGCAATTTTAGTTTTTTCATTTGGACTAGCTGATGATTTAAGATATTCAGACGGGTCATCAAATACAGACATTACTGTAAATGCACAATCACCTAAAACATAAACACCTGAATCTTTTAAGTAATGTAAATTTGGATTGTCTAAGTTTTTTACAATTGGACTTAAAGAATCCATTCTTGATTTATTATTTAGATTTGCATCATGGTTTCCAGTAATTACAATTGTTGGTCTTATGTTTGCAAGTGTATTAAAAAAGTCACTAACCATTTGTACAAGTTCTGGACTTATGTCTGTTTTTGTATGTACTATATCTCCACCAACATATATTAGTGTTTCCTTTGGAGTTGTTCTTATTTGTTTATATAGCTTTCTAAATACTTGTCTATATTCACGGTGTCTTTTATAGTTCCTAATGTGTACATCTGCAATGTGTACAATATGATTTATTTTTTCAAATGGAAGTTTAATGTTTTTAACTGTCATATAGTTTATACTCCATAATTTTTCTAAAATCTAGTGGTGATGAATTATCAATAATGCTTGTCATTTTAGAAAAGCCTATTTCACTAGGGTCACTGTTTTTTAAGTCAATAAAGTTAACAGTTATTCCATTATTAATAAAATATTCTGATATTTTTAATGCGTCTTTTTTTGCATCATTATCTAAAGCAATATTTATTTCTTTAACACCTTCACTAAATATTTTCAACTTTAGTTTTTGAGATATTATTTTTCCAAAAAGAGGTATTGCATTTCTCTTTATTGCTATAGCATCAAATGCACCTTCAACAATTGTGATAGGTAATTTCCAGTTAATGTATAACTCAAAGCCAATAATGTCTTTTGATACTGATGGATTTTTATGCTTAAATGTTACATCTGGGTAATATGTTCTACCTGTAAAAAAGTTAAGGTTTCCATTTATATCATAGCTTGGTATTATTATCATTCCACCATAAGGACCTGAACTACAGTAACCAATATTATATTTTACAATATCATTTAATGTTAAACCTCTAGTTTTTTGTAAATACTTTAATGCATGTCTAAAATCAGGGTCACGTTTATTTCCTTCTAAAAATGTAGTAAAATTTATTGGTAATTTTACATCATTAGATTTTTCTTTACTAAAACCATTCCCTTCAAACCTTTCTCCTAATATATTTGAAAGCTTTTGAAAATAAGAAGATGATAGTTTTAGCTTTCTAAATAATGAAACTATTTTTCTACCTTTTTCACCGCATACCCAACATTGCCATAACTGTGTAACCAAATTTATCTGTAACTTCTTTTTATGATGATTACAAAATGGGCATTGATGAGATACTTCGCTATTTTTAAGATTTCTCCCATATCCTAATGCAGAGTTTAATAAACTTTTGAGTTCTGAATTTGACATATAGTAATATAACTAAAATATTTGACAAATAAAATTATTTAAGCCAAGAATTTGGAATTTCCTTTTCAGCCCAAACTATTCCATGTTTGTCACAAAAATCAGCATATGTTGTTTTACTACCTTTTCTAATTTTTCCACGTGCACTTTGAAAAACAATTCTAATGTCCAGTTCTGGGTGTTGTTTTTTTATTAATAAGTGCTTTTTTCTATCTTCTAAAATCCACCTACCTTTTGTTTCTACAAGTATACCATTAGGCAATGTAAAATCTATTGTATATTTGTGGTGAGTCTGTGGTTTAATATAATCTATAACAGTTGTTTCATATTCAAACTTTGTTTTTGATTCTGTTAACTGGTCTGCAACCTTATGTTCAAAACCACTTCTGTATCCATGCTTTATTGCATTTCTTCTAATTTTGGATTTATTTCTCCATGCCATAACTTATTTCCTATTATTATAAATCAAATCTTACAACTATTGATATATCATAGTCCATAGACTTTTTTGTTGGAATAGCTAACTTACCTACAGCTAGTAATTCATTTGCCGGGTTGTACAATCCTACTGCTGTAATGTATGGTGTAAAGTCAGAACTAGATGTAAACCCTTTTAGCTTATCAGACCGTATTTGATTAGATGATGGTACAAGTTCTTGTAACTTTAAGTTCTTAATAAATGAAAATGTTTTATCTTGGTGGCCGGGTTGAATACCTTTTGGAATTAATCTTAATGATGCATCAAAGTTTTGTGAAGATGTAAATACTGTTGATACTTTATTTCCATTGTCACTACCTGTTAATGATAATAGCAGACCGCCATTTGTTGGTGTAAGTTCATCTTGTGTTGTATTTGCAAATACGTCTAAGCTTCCACTTCCATGTACATAATCAAATTCTAAAGAATATATTGTTTCTTGTGTATTAGGTGCAATTGCTGCTTGGTTATATGTTGTATTAAAAGGTATCTCTAAAAAGCCTCCACCATTTGCAGCTGTTTGTTCTATCTTTATACTTGTACTTCCAGATGTACTTTGTAACGAAAGGTCACAAGTTGAATTGGCTTCTGCAATATCATTTATAGATTTACTCACACCGTGAATAGTTGTACCAAATATTGGTGTACTTAAATCTAAATCAATTTTTTTACCACTAGGTATGGCACCTAAATTTCTTGTCCTAACAAAATTATCTATTTCCCTAACAGACGGGTTAAACGTGTGGTTATATTCGTAGTCCATAATTCTACATGTATATTCACGTTGTGTAATTGGCAGTGTTGCCTTAAACCTTAAGTTGTAAGTGTTTAATGAATCTTGAATAGATTTTGACGGGTGGGTAATTACAACAATTCCTTTTTTATAAAATATATCACCAACTTCAACTGATGCACTTAATATTTTACCATGACTATCTGTAAGAGTTGTTGAACCTGATTCTATTGATAAACTTCCTTCCTTTATTTCATTACCATATAGTTGTTGTGGAATAGATAAAATTGATGCGGAATCTTGAAGAGGTGTAACAGTATCTGGTAAAAAGCTAGATAAAAAATCTGAACCTCCTTGTGCAGATGAAGAAGCTTGTCCTTGACCTAATGATTCTTGGGTTAACCTATGAGGATTGTATAGTTGATGATTAATAGAATCCCAAACCAATTTATTAAAATAGGTATGGGAAGAACCTAGTGCAGTATAGCTTTCTGGCTTTCCAAAAGAACCACTTCTCGCTAAAAATGTTAACACTCCAAAGGATGAACTTGCAGCTGAACTACTTATTTCCCAGTTCTTGTGAGAAATATAAGTTGTTATACTTACATCTTCGGAGGGTATGTCCTTAAATACTGACATCTAATTTCCTCCTTAAAGTATTAATAGTCAAGTTTTACACGAACAAGAGCTTCTCTGTTAAAACTTTTCTCAAGTGGTTTACTTAATTTTGCAATTGCAATAAGTTCATTGTTATCATTATACATTCCAATTGTGGTAATATATGTTGATGGATTAGATATGAATTCAGGATATCTTAATGAACCTCCACCTCCAGAACCTGTAGAAAATGATGGATTTTGACTATAATTAAATTCACCATTATTTGCACGTACAAAATAGTATGTACTCTTTACAGACTCTTCAGCTCTCATTTGCATGTCATGTGGTGCATTTGTCATTTGGCCTGAACCAGATTGAATTGCCTTCAATACCTTTAATGGTACACCATCATCTGTATTATCTGTATGTGGAGTTGCTATTGAAGCTGATGCTTGAACTGAACCTGCATCTAATACAACTACACCAACTTCTGGATATATCCACCCATATGCACGAGTTGTTGCAACAGGACTATCCTCTGAACCACTTCTAATTGGAAATCTTATTAAACCATTTGCTGTATACTTTACAGATGTATCAGCCATTAATCTCAATCCACCAACTCCGTATGATGATCCACTCAATGTAAGTTCAAAACTTTTTGCTTCCAAATTTTGTTTATATCTTGCACGATTAAATGCAATAAAAAATGAAGATGTAAATTCAGTATCACCGTTTCCACCAGCATTTGAAGTTCCCCAAGTAAATGAGCCACCATAAATATCCGTGTCTGATGTTGATGTTGGTGCATCCTCTAGTAAACTAACATATTGTTGAAATATTGCTCTTGTTGGTGAAAAACCTTTAGTTGCACCTGACTGTCTTACTGAACCACTACCGGCTCTATGTCCAAATGCAATTGAAAATTGTACAGCTGAATCATCTAATGCTGGGTCTTTTTGATACACTGCTAAATAAGATGCTGATGAATCTCCTTGTGTTAAACTCTGAGTCATAAATCCTAAACTTGCACTATCACCAGGACCAAATAACCCCGTTGTTACAGTTGCAGAAGCTATGTCTGTTACTATATCACTTACTGGGTCAAAAAACTTAAATGACATTCTGTTCTCTCCTTATTATATTGTTGCTTTAAGTACTGTAAATGTAACAACTACTTGTCCGCCTGTTGCATTTCCTGTAATAGTAACAGAAGCAACCTTATCTTCAACTGCATTATATACAGGTGTTATTCTAAACTGAGTTCCTTGTACACTAACACCAGTTCCAGTAACAACAGTATTTGTAACTGGTGCCGTTGTTGTTGATGTTGAGTAAAGTGTTGCTGCACCTTTTGACGAACCTTTAGCAAATGCCATTGCATTATTTCCTGCTTGGTTAGTTGCAGGCTGTGAAACTATAGTTCCTAGTGCCTCAATTGTTAATACATTTGTATCACTTACAGTTGCAGTATATGTAGGGTCAACACCATTTGTTGTTGTTGGATTTATAACTGTAAGTGTTCCTTGTCCTGAATTAACAGTATATGCTGTTGCACCACCCGCACCAACAATTGGAATTTGAGTTGTATTTTTTGTTAAAGTAACAAGTCTATATCTCATTGCAGCATCATCATCTGGAAATGCTTCTAATAAAGGCAATCTTTCTATTGCTTCACCATAAAAGTTTGAACCATTTGTATGAGAAAAGTCATAAAGCCTATAATCTATTTCATCATCTGCTAATGCAAATTTTGTTATGTTAAAACTACCATCACCTTGAGCTAGAAGTTCTCTTCCTCTCTTGGTAAGAATAGCATCTACTGTTACTGATGTATTATCTAAATATCCCATGTGTATCCCCTAATGTATTTCTATATAGTATAAATATAATTGTCAATTAAATTTATCTCTTTTTATTGTATATATATTCATTTAGCTCTTTGCATATCCTTTTCCACCACCTTTAGCAAATGATACATTTCCTTTTGTTGCAACTGTATTTGATTTTGCAGTTGTAGCTGTTGATGTTTTTGCTGTTGCAGTATATGACGTCTTAGTTGATATTGCCGGAGCTGTTGGAATATATGGACTTGGTGGCGAAGGTGGACTAACTACAACATTTGATACCACGTTTGCCACAGCTGATGTTGCACCCTTAACAGCTGCATTTACACCAGCAACACCACCTTTTCCTGTAGCCAATGTTATTTCTGGTGGAGCCATTGTTAAGTTTGCAAGATTAAGTGAATTCACAGCTGTTGGTACTTGTGATACTTGGCTAGGTGTACCACCAACAACAACTGTATTAGGATTGACTGTAAATACCTCTATCACTGGCTGTCCATCTGGTGTATCCGTTGAATCAGCATATGTTGAACCTGAGTCAACTGCACTTGGAAAAGTAAGATATACTGAACCTGTTCCAGAACCAGTTGAATGCGTAGTTAATTCACTAAATATTTGTACACCGTCATAATATAAATTTTTAATTTGTCTTGGCCTATAATCTTGTACCTCTGCAAACTTTCTTGACGAAGAATAGAAATTATCAGCAGCTGCACTGTATGCTGCCTCCATGTGTCTGTCTTGTCCAGAACTTGATGGGTGAAAGAAAAACTTTTCCAAGTCTTGCCAAGTTTCAGAAACTCTTGAACTTGTTACGGAAGTTAATACACCATACAATTCAACAGACTGGGTTGTTTCATATGCTCCACTACCAGTGTTGACGCCATATCTATATATTGAACCTTGTTCTTTGTATCTATGACCACCATCACTAACAAGTAATTCAATATCATCATCCAATGTACCATAAGCAGCTACACTTAAACTACCACTGTTTGATTTTGATGTTGGTGTTGGTACAGTTGCAGTATGTATACAACTAACAGATACTGATGCCGTGTAATATAAACTTTCAAATGAAGGTCTTGTTCTTTTAATCTTTGGTCTTTCTAATATTGTAGGTTCAATTATTAAACCTATAAATGCATTTGCTCTTGCAGGAACTAGACTTTCAATTTGTTGCCAAAGAGATTTATCAAAGAATCTTAAAAGTCTACTAAATGCAGCTACATTATATGCTCCGCTAAATTTTTTGAAATATGCATCTTGAACTGTTGATAGTGTTGTATATTCTGTTTTGTATTCATCACGTGGGTCACCAACAAAATCATCTAAAGAAAGATTACCAAATTGGTATGCAATGTCAAGATTTATATTTTGTGATGGACTTAAACCTACACTTAATCTATTAGAGTCCAATGGATGAGTATCAAAAGAACTGGTTTCTACACTAACACCAGTAAATATTGGTTGAAGTGATTGTGAAGTAAGTGTGTTATCCTCAATTCTTATTTTATGAGATACTGGTCTTTCACCAATAATGTCTGGCATTGTTGTATAATATAATTCATCAAAGTTTTCATAATGTACTTTTCCAGAACCTATGTCATTAAACCCTGATGCGGTACCATGTGCAGGAAATGTTTTTTGGTCTGTGTATTCAGAAAATGCTTGTTGTGGATGACTAGATGATATTACAACAAATGTATTATGATTTAAGTCATTTAAGTCTGTACCCATAGGGTATCGTCTAATCAATTTATCAAATGAAGAAGTAAAGTGGTTTCCAACAATTGCTTGTGGTGATAATGTATGAATATCTAAAATGTCATCTTCTAACTCTTCAGTGTATTGACTATACTCTTGCATAGACCCAGAAAACTTATGTGTAATTCCATGAGTTATCCATTCGCTATCATTTACACCTCCAATAAATACAGCACTTTCATTTCCAGATTTATATGGAGCTTGTAGTGTCCAAGAACGAAGATAACTTCCAGATGACCTTCCAGAAATACTATCAATTGTATTATCTAATCTAAGCTCTGCACTACCACTATGTGTAATTTTCCCATCAGCATGGTCGGCTGCTAACTTTGCAGTTATTTGAAATACTACATCCTGTACACTTGCACTTTGTCCTAAAGCAGCAAGATTATTTGAGGCTGTTGTTTCAGGTTTAATTTGTTTATTTGTTGAAAGACTAATGTTCCAAAAGTCACCATTATACAATGGTAAGTAATCTGTTGATGCACTTAACATTCTACCTGGCGCATCTCTTCCTCCAACCATTACTGTTGGTAAAGTTCCAACAATATGATTATTAAAACCATCTGCACCTGAAACTGGTAGGTTACCTGCTTGACCTTCATTTGCTTGGAATATAAATAGTGTATTACCTGATTGTGATACTGACATCCTGGACCGGTGACCATTTACATTTGTAATTGCTTCTGCTAGGTTACTTGCCATAACAGCTGGGTCTGATGATGCAGAGAAAGCTCTTATAACACCAGAAATGGTTGCACCATTTGAAACAGACTCTGTCATTGCACGATATTGTCTTCTCTGTTTTAATATACTTGACGGGCTATCAAATGGACCAGTATTTTTTAAGAATGATGTTAATTCAATCATTGGACCTTGTGCAGCTGCTGTAGCTGTAAATGTAATGGATGCTGATGCTCTTGCAGACCCAGATGTTTCTACTTCACTACCTGTAATGTAAAAATGTAAACGGCCCCAATCACTACTTCCACTATATGATGCAGTATGTTCCATCCAAAGATTCCACCCTACACTTGATGTACCAAATACATTTAGATTTGTAAAGTGTTCATCTTTATTTTGTGCACTACTTAATGATGTTGCAAGAATAGATTGATTTCTTTTTGTACCAGAACCTGAACACTTAATTCTAACTTCTTGGTGCATTGGCCAACCTTCAAAATCATCACCTCCTTTTACAGAATGCCAAGGTACACTAATTTGAGAATCATCACCATCAAACTGCAATGCAAATGTAAACTTTCTACGCTTATGTTTAATATTTGCTGTTTTATCACGGCTAGGCCCTCCAAACTCATTTATATCCAAAATAGTATCTGGGATTCCATAACAGTTTGCTAGAGCCCTTATACTTCTCTCTGTTCCCTTTGTTTTATAGATGTATGGTAAATTGTTCAGAATTCTATTTAGGATTTCTTTACCTATTTCATCTCTAGGCAATGATTCACTTTGATTAAATATAACTGATGTTCCATCAGGTTCTGTTGCTTGATAACTACCACTATTGTCTGTGCCTAAAACATATTTCCAAAGTTCCTCAGTATTAAATCCAAGTTCTGAATTCCACCCATAAGATTTTAGTAATTCACTAATAGTATCTTTTGATAGACCTGTTGTTAGTCCTTCATCTCTATCATGTAATTTTCCTAAGCCTTTTATATAGTTTAATAAGATATCATAATGTTGTCCAGCCATGTCAACAAATAATCTATAATCTGATTGTGCCGGGTCATTTATTATAAATAGAGGTATTGTTTTTCTAAGTGCTGA